GAACGTTGAGCACTATCTCTCGCCATGTCCGTCAAGCGAATTTTCCGCAATGGGCGATGTCACCGCACTGAGTACGGAAGACATTACGGAAGGTCCGCTGGCCGGACGTACTGCGCTGTATGCAGAAATCGAACCGACCGAGCGCATGAAGCAGCTTGTCGCTGACGGCAAGAAAATCTATTCCAGTATCGAACTGCACCCGCAGTTCTCCGTTAACGGGCGCGCCTATCTGGTCGGGCTGGCGATGACCGACACCCCGGCAAGCCTGGGCACTGAGCGCCTGAAATTCACGGCACAGCAACGTCAGGCGGTGATGACGTTCAACAGTATCCAGGGTGAAGCACCGCTTATCTCCGAAGCCATCGAGTCTGAAATCATCGAAATGGCAGAACAACGCCAGGAAGAAGGCACCCAGTGGTTTAACCGCGTAATGGGGATTATTGGTCGTGGCCGCAAAGCGGATGACGCCAGTTTCTCCCGAATTCAGGAAGCGGTGGAAGGCGTTGCAACGTCACAGGCCGACATTATCGACCGTTTTAATGTGCTGGAAACCCGCCATCAGCAGGACCGCCAGAAAATCACGTCACTGACCACAGAGCTGACAGCATTGAAGGAAAAACTGCGCACGCAGGACGGCGATCCGCAGAACCGCTTCACCGCAACGGGCGCAGCCTCCGACCAGCTGGCTGACTTCTGATAAGACAAAGGAGCAAATTTTTTATGAATCTGGTGATGTCAGATATTACCCGCAACAAGCTGGGTTGCTATATGGCGCAGCAGGCGTCGCTTAACAATATCCCGGTATCTGCACTGGTATCGCGATTTACCGTGGAACCCGCGGTGCAGCAGCGTTTTGAAAACGCCTCAAAGGAAAGTACCGAATTTACGAAAAGAATTAACGTGATCGGCGTGACCGACCAGAAAGGCGAAAAAATCCTCCTGGACACCACCGGGCCAATTGCGCGCACGAATAGCAGTTATGACGGCATCAAACGCCGTAACCCGAATAACGTGATCGATATGAAGTCTCGTCAGTACCAGTGCGAACAGGTGAACTACGATACCTTTATTTCGTACCCACAGCTTGATACCTGGGCGGCCCACAGCGATTTTCAGTCCCGTATCAGTACACAGATCGCCCGGCAGGTAGCGCTTGATCGCATCATGATTGGCTTTAACGGCACATCCCACGCCTACGAGTCTGATTTTCACACCAACAAGCTGCTTCAGGACGTTAACGTGGGCTGGCTGGAGCACATCAGAACCGATGCCAGCGAGCGCGTAATGAATGACGTGACGCTGACCTCCCGCAACATGGACAACACTGTGGCGCACGCGGGTAAGTATGCGAATGCCGATGCTCTGGTACAGGATGCGCGCTCATCCCTGCTGGATGAATGGCACAAGGAAGCTGACGACCTCGCGGTGATTATGGGGCGCAACCTGTTTAACTCGCTGCGTCTGCCCGTGCTGAACAGCATCAGCGGCCAGAATCCCAATGCGGAATTACTTGCCGGGCAGCTCATCCTGTCATCGCGCACCATTGGCGGGCTGGGCGTGTTCCTTGCGCCGTTCTTCCCGGATGCAACGATGCTTATCACCTCGTTCAACAACCTGTCGATTTACTGGCAGAAAGGTTCAATGCGTCGCCTGATGAAAGACGAGCCGGAATACAACCGCATCGCCACCTACCAGTCCATCAATGACGCTTATGTCGTTGAAGACTATGGCAAGTGCGCGATGGTCACTGGCCTGAAGTTCGCCGACAGCTAATCAACTCACGGCGGGCATCATGCCCGCCTGTAACGGAGAGAAAAAATGATTACTCCTGCACAACAACACTGGCAGAACGTGATGGCACAGCGCGCAGGCCGGGCGAATGAAGGTGTGGACCACGCCGCGTGTACCGCGCATGAAGAGGTGCTGTATCGTCTGCGTCTGGCACAGGCCAGGCTAAAGGCCATACAGGCCAGAAGCGCGAAAGCCGCCATCAAAAAAGAGTTGTTGCCGGACTTTTCCGGCTGGATTGAGGGAACGCTGGAGGCTGACGGCGGGCAACAGGACGAAGTAATTGCCACGCTGATGGTGTGGGCGATTGACTGCGGCGATCTTCCGCTGGCGCTGCGTATTGGTGCATATGTGGTCCGTCACAACCTCATCATGCCGGATAACTTTGGCCGTACTGCTGCCACGGTACTGACCGAAGAAATCTGCAACCCGGTACTGACGCAGGCTGGGACGGATGCCGACGCGGATTTATCCGCCTTTATCGAACCACTGGACACACTTTGGGAAATTATCGCCAACCAGGACATGCCGGACGAAGTGCGCGCCAAATTATGCAAGGCGTGTGCCTTTGCCCGTCGTGGCCTGACCGATGCAGACAACATGGCCTCATCACTGAAGCTGCTGCGCGAAGCGATGCACCTGAACCCGAACGCAGGTGTGAAACGCGAGATTGCAACCCTTTCCCGCGCCCTGAAAAAAGCCGATTCCGCAGCCGAACCAGAAGACGCCAGCGCACAGCAGGCGCAGGACGAAAGCAGCAAAAGTAAAAAGACAACGCGGAAGCCTGCAACACGAAAAACCACCGCGACGCAGAAGGCAAAGCGCGGTTAACGACTGACCCCGTCAGCGGGCGGCGTGCGCGGTGTTCCGGTTTGACTCCGTGACCGTTTACACCGCGCACCCACCGCCCGATTTTTTCAGGAGTGAACCCCATGAGTATGGTTGCCAGAACTAACCCCGGCCCCGCAGAGGACGACATCACCGACACCGATGATGGCGATACCCGTATTTCAGCGGGTGCATTCTGGCCGGATATTGTGCTGCGCGAGCTGCGTCTGGCGGTACGACTGCCGGGCCGCGTGACCACCTCCCGCCTGCTGCATACCGCCACCGGGGCCATAGCACACGTTACCCGCGAGCTGGAAGCATGGCAGCAGGAACAACAGGCGGCTGGCTATCAGACGCTGGCCGATGTTCCGGCCCCTGTAATTAACGGAGAAAGCGTCAATCTCTGGCACTGGCGCAATGCTGTTTATACCGCCACACGCGCCCTGATTCTGGAGCGTTACCGCGATGCGGACACAACGGACAAGGGCGACCGCCGGGCGGACGCACTGGATATACAGACATCGGATTTGTGGCGCGATGTGAGCTGGGCCATCTCTGACATTCTGGGACGACCGCGAATGTTTGCGGAGCTGTGCTGATGAAAGTGAAGGCACTGGAAGGCGACACCGTGGATTCGCTCTGTTTCCGGTACTACGGCACGACACAGGGCGTCACCGAAAAGGTGCTGGATGCCAACCCCGGACTCTGTCAGCAGGTATTTCTGGACGCCGGGCAGGAAGTGGAGATGCCGGAGCCGGAGAAGAAGAAACGAGAAATGATTCAGTTGTGGGGGGAGTAGCAGTGAGCACCATTCAAACAGGGATCACAGAGCAGGTTATTGCGTGGCTCTTTGACCACCTGCCAACGGTGTATGCAGTAGGCGCGGCGGTCAGCATTTCCGCGCTGATGAGTCTTTATGACGGACGAACACTGGTTCAGACCGTAACGGGATCGCTGGCGTGCGGCGTTCTTGCCATGGCCGTGGCCGGGTCGCTGCGCTTCTTCGGGATCCCTGAGGATGCAGTGACGTTTTTTGGTGCCTCAATCGGTTTTATGGGCGCAGAGAAAGCACGCGACAAGGTTATTGCAATATTTGATCGCAGGGTGAAGGAGAGGAACGAATGAGCAACACATTTAAATTCAGCAGCCGGAGCGAAAAGAATTTGCAGGGTGTAAATCCTGATCTGGTGAAAGTGACCCGACGGGCGCTGGAAATCTCGGAAGTGGATTTTGGTATCACCGAAGGATTGCGCAGTCGTTATCGTCAGAAGCAGCTCGTGACCACAGGCAAGAGCCAGACCATGAACAGTCGCCATCTCACAGGGCATGCCGTGGATGTTGTGGCTTATGTCGGCAACCAGGTGTCATGGGAATGGCCGCTGTACGAAAAAATCGCAGCAGCATTCAGACAGGCCAGCCAGGAACTGAATATTCCGGTGGAATGGGGCGGCGACTGGAAGACCCTGAAAGACGGACCGCATTTTCAGTTACCACACGGAGCCTATCCGGCATGAAGCTCTGGCCCACGCTTGGCGTCGCTTTCCTTCTGATTACATCCATGCGTCTGTCGTGGTCGCTGGGCCGGGAGAACGCCAGAAACGAAGCGCAGGCCAGCACCCTGAAAAGTACCGTCGACACACTGAATATCATCAGCGCCGGGGTACAGGATATGCAGCAGGTGCTGGCTCAGCTCCGCGCGGAAAATCAGCAACGCAATCAGGACGGAGAGGTAAGACGTGAACAGCTACGCAACGATATTGCAAAAGATGAATGCGCCCACGCTTTGCCTGACGCTCGTTTTACTGACAGGTTGCGCAGGCACGCAGAACGCGCCAGGGCCAGCGCCGTCAGTCCGGCTTATACCGCAGACGCTGACCATGCCGGTAACGCCTCCCCCCTTCCCTGACCCACCCACATGGGGAAACCTCGGAATATGGGGCGACCGCCTTCTGGATGCACTGGAAACCTGTAACGCGGATAAACGGGCCATTGCTGAACTGGATAAGAGAATAGCCGAACTGACACACCAGACGGGAGTAACACAATGACCAGTAAGAACTTTGCACTGATTACAGCCATGACACAGGCTGAACTGACTCAAAAGGTGAATGAACATCTTGCGAAAGGGTGGCATCTTCAGGGGGAGACGCGGGTTGCCTACGAACCCGGCACCCCGTGGTATCTAATGCAGGCAATGGTGGCCGATGGCACTACAGACATCTCACCTGATTCCCCCCAGCACGGCAGCGTGCCGGAGTGGTATTACGTGGTGGTACTTGCTGGTCAATCCAATGCCATGTCATATGGTGAGGGAATGCCGCTGCCGGATTCTTACGATGCGCCCCACCCACGCATTAAGCAACTGGCCCGTCGCAACACAGTGACTCCCGGTGGTAAAGCATGCGCATTTAACGACATCATTCCGGCAGACCACTGCCTGCATGATGTTCAGGATATGAGCGCACTGAATCACCCGAATGCAGACCTGAGCAAAGGGCAGTATGGCTGTGTCGGACAGGGCTTGCATATTGCCAAACGCCTGTTGCCTTACATTCCACAGAATGCCGGGATTTTACTGGTTCCATGCTGTCGTGGTGGTTCGGCATTCACCCAGGGCGCGGAGGGGACATTCAGCGAGTCCACAGGAGCCAGTCAGGATTCGGCTCGCTGGGGTGTGGGTAAACCTTTATATCAGGACCTGATTTTGCGCACGAAGGCCGCATTGCAGAAAAACCCAAAAAACATGCTGCTGGCCGTATGCTGGATGCAGGGCGAATTTGACATGAGCGCCGCTACGTACTCACAGCAACCTCCGCTGTTTACGGCCATGCTGAAACAGTTTCGTGCGGACATTACCGAGTTTAACACGCAGTGTCATGGAGGCAGAGCGGCAAGTGTGCCATGGATTTGTGGTGACACGACGTATTACTGGAAAAACACCTACGGCACGCAGTACGACACCATTTACGGGGCGTACAAAAACAGGGAGAGCGACAACGTTTTCTTTGTGCCGTTCCTGACCGATGGTAGTGGCAACAATACCTCCACCAACGCACCAACGGAAGATCCGGATGCTGCAAGTGAGGGATATTACGGTTCGGCATCCCGAACGAACAAAAACTGGGTATCATCAAATCGCCAGACGCATTTCAGCTCATGGGCGCGTCGTGGCATTATTCCCGATCGTATGGCAACCGCTATTCTGAACGTAGCCGGTCGCACCTTAGCCTTCATCAGTGGTAAGGCACCGGAAATCAAACCCTCGCCCGGCGGCGACACGCCATCGGGGCCGTCTGAAGATGCATCCGTACGCACAATCTCCCTGTTGCCGACAGCCGGAGATGCTGCTGCGCAGGGCTGGAGCATTAAGAATGGCGGAATTCAGTTGTCAGAGGGTGTATTTAAGATCACCAAGCAGAGCAATAAAGCCTGGTCCCTGACGCGCCCGGTGGATGACGCAGTCTCCCTGCTGACACGGGGTGGCAGACTGAGCTGTAAGTTTCGACTGTCAGGCGCACTGACCAACAATCAGTTCGGTCTGGGAATTTATCTGTATACCGATGTAGCGTTACCTGACGTCGTGGCGATGACCGGGACTGGTAACCCGTTCCTGATGTCGTTCTTCACCCAGACCACAGACGGCAAACTGAATCTGATGCATCACAAGAAAGCAGGAAACACAAAGTTGGGCGAGTTCGGGAATTACAGTAACGACTGGCAGACGCTGGAGCTGGTGTTCACCGCCGGCAGTGCCACGGTTACTCCGAAACTGAATGGAGTGGCTGGCCCGGCATTCCAGGTCATAAAAGACAGTCTGACACTGGGGCTGAATGCGCTGACGTTAACTGATATCACTAAAAATGCCGCGTACGGCGTCGATATCGGCAGCCTGGTGCTGGAAATCAATAATCCCGCAGCATAAGGAAGAGCAGGAGAGCAAAACAGATGCTTAAGACAAACAGTCTGCGAGAGTCCATGCTTCATGGGTGTCGGTGGTGCCAGGCTAATCCCGAGAAATTCACCATTTTCGTGGAGAGCGGCAACATTGAAACGACCGGAGAAGCGCCCTCGTTTGTTTACCGCTATCAGATGGTGATGTTTGTCATGGATTACGCCGGAGAGCTGGACGACCTCACGCTGCCGCTGCTGGCGTGGTTATCCGAAAATCAGCCACAGTTGTTGCTCAATCCGGAGCGTAATCAGGACATCAAATTTTCTGCCGTTATCAATGACGATGACAGCGCCGATCTCCTGTTTACGCTCCCCCTGCGGGAACGCGTTCGCATCACGCGCAACAGTCAGGGCACACCGCAGGCAGAACACCTGCCGGAGCCAAAACCCCGTCTGCCTTCTTCCGAAGGCGACTGGTCGCATGTATTCCAGGATGTGACGTGGGGTGAAAGCGATGGATAAGGCATTCACCCGCGTGGATGAAACCTTTGAGGCTATCCGCGACAGCCTGAATCAGCAGGCCATCAATAACATCGCCAGAAAGCTGGCACAGGATTTACGTCGCGCCCAGCAGGCACGTATCCGGTCACAAAAAGCGCCGGACGGGACCGAATGGACACCACGCAGACGCCGCGTAACCCGGATACAGGAGCGCATTCGCTTTATCTGGAATAACGAAGCACGCACGCTGAAAAACTGGCATCACGACACAGGGAAATACGGGCGAACCATTACCGGGTGGGATGAGGATAAAAACAATATCCGCACGTTTTACCGGGATGACATCGACCGTTTTCTGGAAATACGCACCCGGCGCATCAACCAGGACAGCACAAAGCGCGTCCCCATGTTCGTAAAACTGCGCACCGCCCGCTACCTGAAAGCCCGTGCAGATGCTTCCGGTGTGACGGTGGGTTACAGCGGCGTGGCCGCACGTATTGCCCGCGTTCATCAGTTCGGTGAGCGCGATCAGGTTGCGCCGGGCATTTTCACCGATTACCCGGTACGTGAGCTGTTGGGCATCAGTCAGGCAGATGAACGCCTGATTTATAACACGGTGCTGGGCCGGATTGCGGAGGCTGTACGGTGAGCGCAGAACTCATGCGACTGCTGAGCAACATCATCCGCACTGGGATCATCTCTGAAGTTGATGAGAAGTCCTGGTGCGTGCGCGTTCGCAGCGGCGAACTGGAAACAGGCTGGTTGCGCTGGAACACCACGCGCGCGGGAGCCTTCAATGTGTGGCTGCCGCCATCACCCGGCGAACAGGTGGTAATTGCCTGCATTGGCGGCAACCCGGAAACCGCCATGATAATTGGCAGCCTGTGGAGTGATGCCAATCCGGCCCCCGGCAAAAGCCTGAAAGAAATCGTGGTCAGCGCGCCGGATGGCGCGGTGTTCCGCTACGACGCGGACGCAGGCGCACTGAGCGCCAGCGGCATGAAAACGGCCACCCTGCAGGCATCCGTCAGTGTGACACTGGACACGCCCGTCGTGGAATGCACAGACCTTCTGAGAACGGCGACGCTTGACGTCACAAAAGGGGGAAAGATGAGCGGCAATATCACGCACAGCGGCGGCAATTTCACCTCAAACGGCATCACAGTGCATACGCATAAACACGGTGGCGTTAAAGGTGGCAGCGATTCGACAGGAGGCCCGCAGTGACAACCCGCTACACAGGAATGAACCCGGACGGAACGGGAAACCTGAACGATATGGAGCATCTGAAACAGTCAGTCAGGGACATCCTGACCACCCCGCTGGCAAGCCGGGTTATGCGACGGGAATATGGCAGCCTTGTGCCCGATTTAATTGACGAACCCATGAATAACACCACTCGTCTGCAATGCATGAGTGCTGCCGTGATTGCGCTGACACGATGGGAACCCCGCATTGCCCTGGACGCCATCGACGTTGTCTGGAAGGCAGGAGGCCGCGCCGGGGTGACGCTGTCGGGCACTGTCATGCAGACCATGCAGAATGTTGAATTAACCATCACGCTGAGGGAGTAAATCATGCCTGCCGTTGACCTTTCCCAGTTACCGGAACCCGCCATCATCGCGGAGCCTGACTTTGAGGCAATTCTGGCTGACACAAAGGCCATGATGATTGCGTCCTATCCTGCCGAACAGCGTGAAGCCGTCTCCGCCGCGCTGGAGCTGGAATCGGAACCCCTGAACGTTATCGCCCAGACAACAGCGTTTCGTGAAATGCTGTTACGCCAGCGGGTCAATGAGGGGGCACGCGCCTGCATGTTAAGCCACAGCGCCGGGACAGACCTGGACAACCTCGCGGGCAATATGAACACAAAGCGCCTGACCATCACTCCGGCAACGGATACCACCGACGCAGTGATGGAAAGTGACACCTCGCTGAGACTGCGGGCGCAGCGGGCGTACGATGGCCTGAGTGTTGCTGGCCCGTCAGGTGCATACGAGTATTTTGCCCGCAGCGCCAGCGGTCTGGTGCGTGATGCGCGGGCTATCAGTCCGTCTCCGGCAAATGTGACGGTTTCCATCCTGTCCACTGAAGGCGACGGCACAGCAACGGAGGCGTTGCTTAATACCGTTCGCGCCGTTCTGAATGCAGAGGATACCCGCCCGGTGGCCGACCGCCTGACGGTACAGAGCGCCAGAATCGTGACATGGCGGCTGAATGCAAAACTGTACTTTTACCCCGGCCCGGAATCCGAACCTATTCTGGCGGCGGCTGAATCGTCGTTCAGGAAGTGGCTGGCTGAGCAGGGGCTTATCGGTCAGGACGTGGCGTTGTCCGCCATTGCTGCCGCACTGCATGTGCACGGTGTGCAACGCGTGGAGATAATCGAACCCACACAGAATATGGCCATCAGCGACATACAGGCGGCGCGCTGTGAGTCGTTCACCATCAGCGAAGGTGGGCGCAATGAGTAATTCACTGTTACCACCATCAGCCAGCAGTTTCATGCGTTGTGCCGAAGCTGTCGGAACGCGCATTACAGACATCCCGGTAGACCTCAACACGCTGTGGTCGCCGGACACCTGCCCGGTGCACCTGCTGCCTTATCTCGCCTGGGCATTTTCCGTTGACCGCTGGGATCGCAACTGGCCGGAAGAGACAAAACGACAGGTGATTCGTGATGCATGGCTGATACACCGACACAAAGGGACCATCAGCGCACTGCGCAGGGCCATTGAGCCGCTGGGATACCTCATTCGCGTGTCTGAGTGGTGGGAGTTCGGCGGAGAACCGGGAACATTTACCGTTGAAGTCGGCACACTGGACAGTGGCGTGACGGAGGAAATGTATCTGGAAATGGAGCGGTTGATTGCTGATGCCCGTCCGGTCAGCCGCCACATGACAGGGCTGAATATCATTCAGGAAATTCCGGGGGATATTTTTGCAGCGGCGGCAACTCATGACGGTGAAGTTATTACCATTTATCCGGACGATTAAGCATGAGTACCACAACACGAAAATTTAAAACCGTTATCACCGATACAGGTGCCAAAAAATTAGCTCAGGCAGCCGCGCCAGATGGTAAGCCTGTCCGCCTGACTCATATGGCCGTGGGCGACGGTGGCGGCGCGTTGCCCACACCAGACAGTAAGCAGACCCGTCTGGTGCATGAGGTGTGGCGACACACTGTTAATCGCGTCATCCTGGACGCAACACATCAGAACCGCATTATTGCGGAGCTGGTTATTCCTCCAGAAACGGGCGGATTCTGGATCCGGGAAATTGGTGTGTTTGATGAGCACGGCGATTTAATCGCGGTGGGCAATACTGCCGAAAGTTACAAGCCAGCCGTTGCCGAAGGGTCCGGACGTGCACAAACATTTCGCACCATTCTGACCGTATCCAGCACTGCCACTGTGGCGCTTACCGTGGATAACACCATGGTGATGGCCACAGTGGATTACGTGGATAACGAACTGAAAGAGCATGAACAGTCACGATGTCACCCGGATGCCTCGCTGACCGCAAAAGGCTTTGTTCAACTCAGTAGCGCCACTAACAGCGATTCTGAAACGCTGGCTGCAACGCCGAAAGCGGTTAAGGTCGCGTATGATCTTGCTAACGGAAAATATACAGCGCAGGATGCCACAACAGCGCGAAAAGGCCTTGTCCAGCTTAGTAGTGCAACCAACAGTACATCTGAAACGCTGGCGGCAACATCAAATGCAGTAAAAGCTGCCTATGACAATGCTGAAAAACGTCTGCAGAAAGCTAAGAATGGTGAGGATATCTCTGATAAAGACACCTTTACGAAAAATATCGGTGCCTGCCGTGCATATAGTGCAGAGCTGAATATTGGTGGAGATAGTGAAGCATGGACAACTGCGCAGTTGATTTTTTGGCTAGAGAGTCAGGGGGCATTTAACCATCCTTACTGGATGTGCAAAGGCTCATGGGCTTATGCAAATAATAAGGTCATTACAGATACAGGTTGCGGAAGTATTTGTCTTGCAGGTGCTGTTGTGGAAGTTATTGGCACCCGCGGCGCAATGACCATACGCATTACCACACCGAGTACATCCAGCGGTGAAGGCATCCCTAATGCTCAATTTACTTATATTAATCATGGTGATGCTTATGCTCCTGGCTGGCGAAGGGACTATAACTCCAGGAATAAGCCAACAGCATCAGAGATCGGGGCGTTACCGTCAGATGGGACAGCAGTATCGTCAGTTAATCTGGCTTCAAAAGGTCGGCTGACCGCCCTGACAGATAATATGCAGGGGGCCACAGGTCTGGAGTTATACGAGGCGTATAACAACGGATATCCAACAACGTATGGAAATATCATTCACCTGAAAGGGATGACAGCCGTTGGCGAAGGCGAATTACTCATCGGCTGGAGTGGTATAAGCGGTGCTCATGCTCCGGCATTTATTCGTTCACGACGGGATACGCCCGACGCAAACTGGTCGCCGTGGGCGCAGCTTTACACCTCGGCTCATCCTCCTGAAGAGTTTTATCCAGTCGGTGCACCGATTCCGTGGCCATCAGATACCGTTCCGTCTGGTTATGCCCTGATGCAGGGGCAGACTTTTGACAAATCTGCATACCCGAAACTTGCAGTCGCTTATCCGTCAGGCGTTATTCCTGATATGCGTGGCTGGACGATTAAGGGCAAGCCCGGCAGTGGTCGTGCCGTATTGTCTCAGGAACAGGACGGCATTAAATCGCACACCCACAGCGCCAGCGCATCCAGTACGGATTTGGGGACGAAAACCACATCGTCGTTTGATTACGGTACTAAAACGACCAGTTCATTTGATTACGGCACAAAAACTACGAATAGCGCTGGAAATCATTCACACAATATACCTGTTGGTCACACTGGCGCGGGGAATGGTGTATCAGCCGGTTATAACGCTGCGTTAGGTACTGGTACCACGTCGAGCGCAGGCGAGCATGCTCACAATGTATATATCGGTGCCCATAACCACACTATCGGCATTGGTGCTCATGCCCATTCTGTCATTATTGGTCCCCACGGACACACCATCACCGTTAACGCTACGGGTAACGAAGAAAACACCGTAAAAAACATCGCATTTAACTATATTGTGAGGCTTGCATAATGACATTCAGAATGAGTGAACACTCACGGACCATAAAAATTTATAATCTACTGACCGGAACCAATGAGTTTATTGGTGAAGGTGATGCATACATTCCACCTCATACAGGTCTGCCTGCAAACAGTACCGATATTGCCCCGCCAGATATTCCGGCTGGCTTCGTGGCCGTTTTCAACAGTGATGAGGCATCGTGGCATCTCGTTGA